CCGGGGAAGCGGCAGGCGTAACCGTCATTGACGTGGCGCTGTTCACGGATGAAATATGAAACAGCTGCACCGGGTTAGACATCACGATAATCGTCTGGCCAGCGCGGACCTGGCTGGCCGGTGCCGTCCAGTTTGTACCCGTCCCGGTGGCGGTATTTCCATTAATGGCGATGGTGCCGGTGTTATAAAGCATATTTTCTCCAGGCAATAAAAAAACCCCGCCGGAGCGAGGTTTATGTTTAAGCGTAGTGGGTTATTTGCAGGTTGTTTCGGTAAATGTATTCGCACTTACCCAGCGCCAGCTGAAAGGATATCCAGCCCGGTACTGCGTCTGGTTGTTTTGTTTACGCACACCGTAAATCTGAACCGTAGTTTCCTGACCGCCAACGATTGCAGTGCCGCTGCAAACTGGTTCCTGTTTCTCAATTACGCCAGCGCATCCTGTAAGCATGACAGCGCCTGCCATGCAGATAATCAGTTTTCTCATTTTGATAGTATCCAGAGGAATTCAGTATCTTAGACGATACCAATACAATTCTGGTGGGTATAATTGATTGGATAGATCAATATTATGTTATTGATCGCTAAAAACGATCAATCAATCATAGGCCGCTGTATTTATGGCGGTTAATGAAATGCCAGTATTCGTTCCCCCTACAGGTGAACCTGTCCCAGTGGAGGTCCCCCCTGCGTTTATCCTCGTATTGGCCCCGTCAAACCTGCATGAAGAATAAGCATTTATCGTGTAGATAGTCGGAGGCTGGGTTGAATTATTCACAATGATGGTCTGACCCAACTGAGCAGGTGCAACGGCCCATGACCCGCTCAGCGTCTGGTCAATATTTATCCCGCCGTTTGCACCAGGCGTGCCAACCGTCTGCAGGTCTGATAGCACACGGGACTCATTAGTTAACACAAGCTTTCCGCTCGCATCCCATATTGCCAAACCCCATTTCGGTAATATCTGCGGGAATATGGCAAAAACGTACGCCGTTAAAGTGAAACTTTGGTTGTAGGGATTAACACCAGCAACATACACATTACCGCCGTTCCTGTAAGACATAACCGGAGTGGGCTGTGCTGTATTGGTGGTTTTGATAAAAACCATCACTGGGTAATCAGCGTTTAAAGCGATATTTTGAGCAACCTGCTGAGAACTGCCATTCGCGGATGAATTGAAGGTATACTTCCCGTAAAGACAGAAAGGCGTTGATTGTGGCGTTACAAAGGGATTCCCGTTATCCATTAATATCATCGCGCCAAATTCGGCCATTATGCTTTCTCCATGAAAACGACCACCTCACATTTAGAGGCCGGGTAATTACCCAGGCCCACAGAAGAGGCTGCGGTTACGGTTATTGTGTTCCCTGACGCGACAATGCTCCTCCCTACGCTGTTACCTCCTTCATCAAGTGAGAGCGCAAAACCGACCTTCATTCCTGAGGGTACAGTGAAAGACCAGCTGCCGGAGTTTTGTCCGGCGGCAAGTTGTATACGTCCAACAACGGAAACGGGCTTGATTCCGTAGTTGTTGGGGTTTCCCGAAGCATCCCAGGTCTGTATTCCATAAGCCATATCAGAACACCCCCGTTAATCGGCCAACCTGCACTCTCAGAACGTTGTTGCCATCCTTGACGCTGATTGTCTGGTTGGTCTGCTTCATGGCTCCCTCCCCAGCTGTCGAACCGTAGTTCTCAAACGTCCCGGACTTATCCAGTTTCCAGCCAACAGAGCCGGCAACATAATTGTTCGACTGGATGTAATTGCCAATTTTTGCATTGCTTATGGTCCCGTCGCCAATGACTGTATCCCTGATAATGGCCTGGCCATTCTGGATAACGAACGGCAGTGTTACAGTCCCGCCGACCATAGTAGTCACGGCGAAACGGTCTGCCAGGAAGATTACCTGTGACTGCATGCCGGAGGGTGTATTCTCCACGCCGATACCCATCCCCGCGGCGTAATACTGCCCGTTGCTGGAGACACCAACCTTGATGTTGTACATCGCGCTGAGTTCGCCATTAACGTTGGCTATAGCCTGAGCGTTAGTGGTGATGGCTGAGGTATGCCCGTTCACCGTAGCCGTAATGCCGTTTATCTGCGTGGCCGTTGCCTGCTGATAGTCGGAGAACGTCTGATTCAGGCTGTTTATGGATGCCTTGTTGCCGTTGACATCCGTCTGCAGGCTCAGCAGAGAGCGCGCCGTTGCCTCCTTCTCGTTAACGATTACCTCATCAATACGATCCAGCTGCGCACTGTTACCGGCGACCGTCGCGGAAAGCCTTTTGCGTGTGGCCACCTGCGCCAGCCCGTTCTGGATAATGGCAATGGCTGAGTTCTTAACCCCGCCCGTCATGCCGTCCATAGACACGCTGATGCTGTCGATTCGCTGGCCCAGCGCGGTATCAGCCGTTGCGACGGTCTGCTCAAGATCTGATAGAGAGGAAGATACATCACCGACCGTGCTCGAAAGCTCATTAACACTGGTCTGAACCTGCCCAATGTCCTGCGCGTTTTTTGCGATTTCCTGCGCCTGGAGCTCAAGTTCATCGTTGGCCTGTTTGATGTCGTCAGCCATGCCAGCAATTTTTTCATTGCTGTCCACCGCGTTCTCGATCAGGTCTTTGAACGTATCGGAGTCTTTAATTTCCTCCAGAATCACATCTGTGATATCGGAAACATCGATGCTGGCCTGTCCTCGCACCCATTCTGTGTACCCTGATTCGTTGCCGCTGCGGTCCACCAGCTGCGCGCGGTACCAGAAAATCTGCCCAGCCTTAAGGCCCATCTGCTGATATTTGCGCTGCGGGTAAGGCACATCGGCCAGCAGCATGGCATCGTCTTCAGTACCGGTCAGGCTGTACTGAATTTCCGTCTTCAGCGTGTCTTCGGTATTCGCCGGGAATCCCCAGTTCAGCTCAATACCGAATACCACGTTTTCAGAAGCGATGAAGCCAACCGGCTTCGGTGGGTTTCCCACTTTACCCGTCAACGTTTTCTCTTCTGAATAGCCCCACCCAGATGAAATTTCGGCGGCATTGATGGCACGCACGCGAACCAGGTAGCGTCCTGCATAAATCCCCGGAACATCGAATGACGTGGTGGAGCTGCGCGGCACATTCACCCAGTTCCCGTCATTGCGACGCCACTGTGCCTCATACGCGATAGCATTTTTCGCCTGGTCCCAGCTGACGCACATGGTCTCAACGCTGATATTCTGCTGAACGACAGAAAACGAACTGATCGCGATATTAGCTGGCGGGGACTGATTACCGGGCGGAATTACACTTATTGGCCGCTGGTCGACGATGGCGCCGGTATCGATACGGGCATACTTATCCGGATCGTGAAAAGCACCAGTAATAGAAAACGTGCCGTCGTTATTATCAGAGACGCTGATAACACGATATTGCTGTGCATAAAGCTCGTCGGATTCGACAATCCATACCGATTCGACTGCCGGTGTTTCGCTGTATGCCGTGGTCACGGTGACAGCCCGGCCGTTTACGCTCTGAATCGTCCTGCTCTGCGATGCGCCAGACGGCAGGTTAACCATAAGACGGCTTCCGGCAACGGCAGCGGAATCACGATCAAGCGTGATAACGCGACCATTAACCGCGCTGATACGCCCTCCCATCACCTTTCCGGATAACAGCTCATCGGCAACCGCGATAATATAACCAGGCTGTGGAATGTTGCCGTCCAGACCAACATCAAACGATACGATGCGATCCTTGTTATTGGTCTGAATCCCCCAGCGCCCCTTACGGTTTGCCTCAGACTGCCGGGTACAGCCAATGGCTGTCATCTCGAGCTGGTTTGTGCCAAAGCGAGCGACGAGCTCCTGTTCAAAAACCGGCTCCATCGCATCTGCGTAGGCATTACCCGGATCTGACCAGGAAACCAGCGCGGTGGTATAGCGGTTTTTAGTGGTGCTGCCAGAATAGGTAAAGCGGCCGTCAACCACGTTAGCGCGGGTGTAGCTGTAATCAACATCGCGGGGCATATCTGCCAGTGCAACGATTTGATTGCCGCCCCAGTACGTCATGCCACGGAATATCGCCGCAAAATCACGTAACACGGTATAGGCGTCATTCCTCTCCTGCACGTACACGTTACAGGTATAGCGAGGCTCGGTGCCGCTACCGCCTTTACCATCAGGAACCAGCTGATCGCAATATTGTGCGACCTGGTAAAGCGTCCATTTATCAATATTTGCCGCCGTCAGGCGGTCGCCAAGTCCAAAACGGTCGCTCACCACCAGATCGTAAAAAATCCACGCCGGATTGTCCGTCCATGCCCACTTAAACGCCCCCGTCCAGGTACCGCTATAGGTCCGGGTTTCCGGATCGTAAGTATCCGGCACGCGGATAACGCGCCCGCGCGGTTCACAGGAAATTTGCGGGATGGAGCCGTTAAACTGGCTTGAATCGAATTCAATGTACAGCAGCGCGGTGTTTGGATAGCGCAGTTTGGCATCGATTACCTCCGTGTAGCTCTGCAGCGTCATCGTGTCGCCAATTTTCGCACTGTTCGCATCTGCGGTGAGCTTACGAAGACGTACCGTCCAGGTGCTTCCCGCCTGCGGTAAGTCGATACGGTGGCTGCGTTCGTAGCCTGACGTGGTTTTCCCGGTGACGCTGGTATTAAGCACGGTCTGCCAGGTACCGCCATCTGTCTGCAGATCGATAGCGTAATTAATCGAATAGCCGACCAGATCGCCGTCGTCCTCCTGTTTAAACAGTGATGGCCATTTGAGGCGCAGACGAATGGCTGACAGCTGGGTGTTGGTAAAGGTATGCGTCCAGGCCGTAGCGCTTGAAACTTCGGTACCTACGCTGATTTCATTCTCGGTACCGGGGATGCCCTGAATATACTTTTGAGCCTGAGTCCCCGGGCGGAACTCCCATGCCACGCCGCTGAAGTTTTGCGATCCGTCTGCATTCTCCAGTGGCGTGCCGTCAAGATAGATATCTTTAGCCGTTAACTGCCCCGCAAATTCCCCTTCTCCCAGCGCAACAAGAATCTTGGCCTTCGCTACGGACTGGAGATCGTCTGGCTGTTCTGTAGGGGTACGGGAACTGGAACTGCCGCCCTTGCGGCCTCTAATCGGAGTGGAAGTAGCCATATTGCGCCCATAAAAAAAGCCACCCTGAGGTGGCCTGAAAGAAGGTTTTATTTACTGCTGATCTTCGACATATATCCCGGCAGAAATAATCGCACCGCCGATTCGCCGGCGACCATAAAGAAGTGGTACCGGGTAGCCCTGCGCAGCGGTGTTTGTGACCCCGCCAAACGCGTAGGAGGCGCGGTTATCAGAGCTTTGTTTGCTGGCCAGACCTGCTGGTTGAGGGGAAAGCATCTGGACAACGCCGCCCAGCATGACTGCGGCACCAAGTTTGTAGAAGAATGGTGAAGCCGCAGCCCAGGGCGTGAAATTAAGAACCACACCGACAGCAACCAGAACCGCACCTAAAATAGTCTGTAGTACACCCGCTTTTTTACTCCCGATAATGACCGGGACAATGCGGATAACATCGCCGGTGACCGGGAAGCCAAGGTCATCAACACCAATATTCTTTTTCCCTTTGAATACGGAATAAGTGAGCCCACGGCGCTGGCTGGAGATCATAAACTGCTCAAATCCCGGAACCGTCTTTGCCAGCGCAACACTCGCCTCGTTAACGCGGGAAATCAGGCGGTGGTGAACTTTACCGAACGTTTTGCCGAGCACGCCGCCAAGCTCAATGCGGCTCATGACTTCCTGCATGATTCATTCCCCCTTAAATCTTTATAGCGAACGATTTTCATCGTGCGCTCCTGCCAGTATCCGCCATAAGGAACACGCTGACTCAGATGCCCGTAAAGATGGTGCAGCAGCATGTTACCCTCCAGTAAAATCCCGGCATGATTCCACTTATCGGCCTGCACCTGCATGATGACCAGATCGCCTTCCTGAGGCGGGCCGTCAAACTCCCTGAATCCGCACTCGTACCAGCAGTCCTGATAGAAGTTGTCCGGATAGCTGTTCTCCCACCAGGGATAATCGACGCGGTAATCATGGAGCTCGATACAGTGGGTCTGCCGGAAATAGCTCATTACCAGACCCCAGCAATCGAAGTGGCCAAGCACGAACGGACGCTCCAGCAATGGCAGCTCCCCGCGTGGCTGAATGGTACGTAAATCCCCCTCTGGCCAGCTCACAATATGCCAGGGCAGCAGCGTTGCATCACACTGCGCCTTATCCAGCTCGCTGGCCTGCGTCGTCGCATCAGGATGGCTGTGAACAATGGCCACCACCGTCCCCCAGTCTTCTGCCGCTGCGTAATCTTCGGGGGACAGGTGAAAATGTTCAGTCGGCTCTGCTGCGAGATTACGACAGGGAAAATAGCGCTCAACCCGGCTTTTCTGTGCCACCACGCCGCAGCACTCTCGCGGATATTCCGCTGCAGCGTGTGCCATGATGGCATCAATGGTTTTCTGGCGCATATCAGCTCCTGATAAGAGATGTACCGGGGAAACCGCCAAACGGCAGCTCGTTGCTGTCTCCGTGCCGGAGCTTGCAGGCCGTCAGCGTGCCGTTGCAGACATCCAGCGATGGATCGTCAACCGGATTATTGTTTTTGTCGAAATAGCGCGTTCCGGCATAGTCGCAGCCGTCGCCGGTCCGGTACTTGTTCCGGATGCACCAGCTGCATAACGAATGCAGCTGCCGCGTGGGTATCATCTGGCCCTGTAAATCCATCGGACTGGAAAGCGTAAATTCAACAGATTCATCCGTCTCGGTGCTTCTGGCATCGATATAAAAGACCTTCAGCTTTTCCTGTGACGGGTCTGCAGTGGGATTGCCCTGCGGAAAATTTCTGGCGTCCAGATACTGTGCCAGCGTGTCGTGGATACTCACTTTCGCCTGCAGCAGATCGTCATACGCCAGACAGAGCGCTGAGATCGAGCTGTCCAGGTTCGCCACACTCAGTTTTGGCTGTGGACTGGTACCGTCCGTAGTCGCTTCAATACCCTCAACCTGACACGGCCAGGCTTTATACTCCTCCCCCTGCCACCAGATGGACTTCGCCGGAAGTTTATTCTCATCCCCGCCTGCAGCCTCAATCTCTTCCGGGGTATGCGCGATATTATGTGCGTGGAAGCGGAGTACATCTGACATACCGAACGCTGTGCCATCGACAGAAAAAAGCCGGACTTCATTGCCCGGCTCGAGTTTTTGATAATCAGCATTAAGACTCATGGTGCAAATGCCTGTTCAAACGTTGCGGTTACGGTTATCACTTTTACGTTTTTAACCACCTTTTTGAGCGTGTCAGCCTCGACACGCCACAGCGCGGTATCGCCGAAAGGCGGTGTGAAAATAAACGACTTCACTTTATGCCGCCGAAGGAAAGCGTGAATTTCATTCGCTGTAGTCGGATCCCCTGAAAAGGAATATTCATAGGTACGAATCTCATCATTCAGGCCGGAGCCGCTCACCTGTGCGTACCCGTCGCCGAACTGGACCTTCCTGACTGTGTCTTTGCTTCCCTCGGTGGGCTGGCTGGAAACCTTAATGCCCCAGGGGAATGTTTCTATCGTCATAACTGTTACCTGCGATTGGTCGCATTCCAGATAAGCCCACCGGGCTGGATTGCCCTGGCGATACCATCGTTGACAGATTTGTTAATCACCTGCTGATACGCCTTACCCAGCCTGTCTCCGTCGTTTTGCTGCTGTGCGTTACCGGAAGCATTCTCGACCGTCACCGGGGCATATACACTGACACCGAAAGGTGCTGCAGCCGGGCCTGTACCACCGCCCCCGACATACCCACCCGTGGCATACCCTTTCATCATCCGGTAAAGATTGCCGACGCCGATCCGGCTGGTAGCCTCTTTGGTGAAAACAAATTCACCACGGTGAACGACACCTGCAGGTTCATATTTCCCGCCTGAACCGGTATAACCGCCACCTGCAAATCCCAGCGCGGTTGTCGCTGAATCCACCAGGCCTACCATCGCCTGTTTCAGCAGGATCTGTGTCAGCATGGAGAGCGTGGAGCGGGTGAAGTCAGCCCAGTCAGCCTTTCCGCGCGTCAGCATGTCAGCCATATTTTGCCCGATGCCATCAAACGCACTGGTGGCAGCCGACTTTATCTGGCCATAAGCATCTGAAGCAGAATCAACATAATCTGCCCATGCGGATTTGGCTCCGGACTGCCAGTCGTCCCGCAGCTTATCCTGCTCGGCGTAATACGCCTGCAGCGCCTGCAGCTCATTCTGATAACCAGCATCGTTCTCCGAACCACCACCATTTTTCCAGCCCTGAAGAAGCTGGGCCTCTTCATTGCGACGTTGTGCTGCACGACTGCTCATACCAGCACTTTCCGCAAGGGCTCGGGTTTTCTCGCCGATCTGCGTGACGTATTTTTGGGACGTATCCTGCAGGCGATTAAGCCGCTCCTGCGCCACTATCTGATCGCCGAGCTTCGCATTCAGCTCCGCACGGGAAAGCACCTCACTTTTACTGGCCAGCAGGGATTTTTCCTCAGCAGAAAGCGTTCGGGTCTTCGCGGCCTCTTCCAGAACCGTAAAGCGGGACTGCTGACGCCACAGCTCCTGACGCTGCTGGCTGATGGTGTCATTGATGCTCTTATGCTCCTGCAGGGTGCGCAGCTGTGTCTGTAGCTCCAGCGTCTGGGCACTGGCCGTATCGGTGGCACGGGCACCTGCGGGGGTTCTGATTGCCGGGGTCTTCTTCGGCTTTTTAAGGGTGTCTTCGTACTCTTTTTTCGCGGCAGCCAGGTTGATGTTGTAGTCAGCCTGGAGGATCCGCCCCTCTTTCAGCGCCTTGTTGAGCTCGCTCTGCCTGGCCGTGTATTTCTCCAGTGCCGTCTGCGTTTTGGCATAGTTTGCCTGTGCCTGCGCAGCATACTTCTGGCGATCCGATTCCGCAGCCGCTTCGCGCGATGCATTCTCTTCGTTCGCCCTGGCAATTCCCGCCTGCTGCTGCGCCATATCCAGCGCAAGCCTGGCCGTTTCGCGGTCATTCCAGAATCGGGCGCGAGCCTCATCATTGACATATCGGTCACCTTTACGCAGGTTCCAGATTTCATCAGCTTTTTTGAACGCGGCTTCGGCTTTTGCCACCATCTCCTGCGCGGTGTCAGGTCGGCCAATATCGAGGGCTGCATCCCACATCGACTTGAAGGCGCGCTTCAGGGAGTCCGCTGAAGACTCTATCGTCCCCATATTGTCGCGGATGGCTTTGGTCTGATCGTTGAATCCGGCTGTAGCCGCCTCGTTAGCCGCCTGCAGTGCGCCAGCCTCATCACCGGCACGCTGCAGCTGCGCCACATGGGCAATCTGTTCTGCGGTAACGTTATGGAACTGCTGGGCCATCGCGATCAGGCCCGATGTCGGGTCAGTTGCGAGCTTGCCGTAGGCTGCAGCGACTTTCTCCACCGGCACGCCGGAGGCATCAGTAAACCGCGCCACCGCCTGGCTCATTTCATCAAAGCGCGAGCCAGTACGCACACCTGCATTGATAAGCTCGGTCAGGGCTTCACTGGTCTGGTTGAACGTTAGCCCCGCTGCCTGTCCGTTCCGCGCCAGTGCCAGCATGCGGTCAGCTGTCAGTCCGGCTGTGTTCCCCGACAGTACCAGCGTTTTGTTGAAATCAGACAGAGTGGAAGAGCCCTGGTACCAGGCATAGAACAACGCGCCCGTTGCAACGGACAATGCACCAATGCCGACCATCAACGGGGAAATCGTCCCCAGCAACGCCCGGAATGTCGGAATGATCCCGCCAAAGGAGTCCTTAACCTGACCGCCCTGCTGAAGCAGAATCAGCCAGGGGTTCTGCCCACCCGCCAGCTGCGTGGCCACGTCAGTAAACTGCGCCGGGAGCATACGCATCGCTGCGTTATACTGACCCACTGAAATACCGGCCTTACGCGCGGCGTTCTCCTGGCGGCTGAAGGACTGCTGGATACGTAACGCTTCATCGTTTGCCGTATTGCCGGTCTGTTTTAATTCTTTTTTGACGTAGCTGAGCTGCTCGTTGAATTTTGTCGAGTTAACGTCAAGGTTAACGACCAGATCACCGACTGCCGTCTGGGCCATAGCGCACGCCTCCTGAAATACCTGCAGCCTTCGCCATCAGCGTATCGTCATCCGGATCATCGATGTCGATGGCTTCCGGTGCAGAGGAAAGAATGCTGAAACTGTCCGGGGTTAACTCCGGATCGGCAAAAAACAGGGTTGAGATGGTGTAGAGCAAGCCGGAGAAATGTGCGTCCAGCTGCGCATCATGAAAGTAATTGTCCTGGTAGAAGATTTTCCAGTCGCCGTATTCCGTTGAGGACATGCCAGCAAGCATGGCACGCCAGTCCGGGCGACCGAACTCACGCGCCAGTTTCATGGCAAACTTCAGCTCACTGGCGAGGGCTTTTCCGCAGTAACAGGTTCAGCGGGTTCATTACGTTCTTCACCGGGCTCAGCCTGGTCATCAGTGACCGGCGCAATCATCCCGGACAGGAGTTTCACCTTATATTCGGCTTCGGCAACAAGTTCGGTCGGCCATGTCTGCATGACCTCATCCTGAATCTGCTCCACTTCCGCCGCCGCGTTTTCTCCCTGCGATCCTTTAAGCGCGTGGCCATGCCAGAGTGACATTGCCACCAGATATGCTCCACTCTTCACGGTAAGGGTAATGGCAGCCTGAAAATCACCAGCTTCAACCGCCTCAAGTTGTTTCAGGTATTCGAGGTATTCAATACGCTGCAGCGCCGACAGCTGGAACAATGTGACGCTGCTGCCGTTACTTTCAAGCAGCTCGCTCTTTAGAAACATAATTACTCCGGGGGAACGGGGCTTTCGCCCCGGTTATCAGGAAACAGTGACTTTGCAGATCGCCACAAAGTTACCGTCATTGCTCATTACGATGATCTCGACGGTGCCTGCCGCCACGCCGGTAACAGTCAGGGTATTGCCGCTGACGGTGACCGTTGCTTTTGACGGATCAGAACTGGCTACGCGGAAAGACTTATCTGAAGCACTTGCTGGCAGGACAGAAACAACCAGTTGCTTCGTGGCCGCGACAGCCACAGCCGCCGTGGATTTATCCAGGCTGATCCCCGTAACGGCAATCGGCGCGGTACCACTGTCTTCGGCCAGCGATGGTTTGCCATTGTTGGTGATTTTTGCCGTGCGGGTCATGACCTCTTTAGACGAGATGGTCTTGCCGAGACTGCTCACCCAGCCCTTAAAGACATCGACAACACCATTCGGATATTTGATTTTATACCCCTTCACGGTGCCTTCATCGAACCAGTTCACCAGGTCCTGCTGACCGGAATCCTCCGGCATCCATGCGAGCGTCAGGTTTGTTTCACCGGCTGATTTCTGCCCCTGCATCGTTGATGTCCAGTCGGCATTCTCATCATCGATGTAGGTGTCATCTTCCGATTCAGCTGTCAGTTCTCCGGGCTGCAGGTCTTTAATCTTTGCCAGGCGCAGCCAGTCAACGTCTGAAAGCGGATTGGCGTATGGATCACCAGTTCCGGTGTAAACCCAGAGGGTGGTACCAGCACCTTTTGTTGGTGCCAGCGGGTTTGGTGTGGCCATAGGGTCCTCACATGTCGTAAGTAATGGAATATTTCAGGTCGGCAGAACTCCACAGCGCCATATCGTCATCGCGCTGGTAGTCATAGCCCTGCTGAACCATTGTGGTGATAAGAGATTCAAGCCCCGGAACCTCTGCGAGAACCGGATACACTCTCGTCTCCATCCAGTCATCCAGATCAGAATCAGGTACCTGAGCCTCAAGAAAGACTTCGATATGCAGAATGGCCTGCCAGCTATCGGCGTCCAGTTCTTCCCCTGTGTATTCCGCATCTGTCAGGTAGACGGCAACAGCGGGAAAATCACCCTCTTCGAGCACTGCAGGTCTGCCGTCAAAATAAATGACATCAGTACCAATCGCGCTTTCCAGCGCGTCAATAATCACCTTGCGAATATCGCTGTGTTTCATCGTGTCAGAATTAACCTGAGTTGGTTGGTAAGGGATGCCCGGAGCTCTTTGGGCATATCTGACTCCATGAGCTTCGGCAGTTCTTCTTTAAATGCCGTAGTTAATGGAGCTGCCAGCGGGATGCTGACCACTTCAATGGGGTAACGAGGTTTTGAAGTCCGCCTCATGACATGCCAGCGACCATTTTTAAGTTGCTGGATAAAGCCGCCCGGAAAACGAAATGGCCCTATGCGCAGAACGCTGTTGGCCCCTTTCTTGTCCCGTTTTCTGCGGGAAAGTCGCACGCTTGCGGTACCGAGTTTAATGGCCGGTAAATTTCCCCGGTTTACCCGGATAAGTGCACGAGGTCTATTGACCGTCGCACGCTTCACCCTGGCGCGTTGCTTTACCAGTTTTCGCGGTACGCGCGTATCTTTTGATACGACTGCCACGCTGCGGCTGACGGCCCGGTTTGCCACGCGGTTAACGGCCTGCGCCGATGCCCGCGGAACAGCCGTTTTGCTGATGCTGTTAAGGTTTTCTATGGCCTGTTCAAGGCCTTTTATGGACATATGTGCTCCTTAACGGCGACGCGAAGATGCAGGTGGAGAGCCGTTACCCAGACAGATATGACAGGAGCCACAGTCATCCGGACCAATACGTTCAACCCAGAATTGCCGACCGTTAATCGTCAGCGTGTCCATACGCTGCAGCTGCCTGACAGTGGCGGTTTCCACAAACAGGGTCGGGCTGGTTCCTTCAACACGAATCCCGGCACCGGCATATCCGATATTTTCTGGATCATCGAATACACCGACCAGGGTGGCACCTGACAAAGCGCCTGACATCACCTTTGCCTCTGTGCCCATCACACCACGGATAGCGCTATCAGCTCGCGACATGGCCTCGTCAAAGAGATTATCGAAATCAGCCATGTGGCCCCCTTCAGACTTCGAAAGCCAGCCCCTTTGCGATCAAGTCGTCGGCATCCTGTTCAGATACGCGGATAATCACACCAGGCTCTACGATAGATACCGGCTCGTTACGCGTGGCATGCAGAGCGTCAATATGCAGGGTGGCCAGCGTTTCTACTGATACCAGGTCACCCGTTGTGGCCGATTCCGTTTTTACTTTTGCCACGTTAGCAACATTGTTGTCGGTGCTGTCGGTGCTGTCGGTGCTGTCGGAAGCATTCTGCACGCCGTTTTCACCGTCAACTGACCCGGCATTGCCATCCAGTTCCTCTTCAAGCTCAGCAATACGCATCGTCAGTTCCTGAATGGTGCCGCTGGTACTGACCTCGCGGTTAAGCTGGGTCCCAAGTTCATTCAGGCGGGCGACCAGCTTTTCTTTTTCTGTCATGGGAAATACTCCAGAAAGGTGGCCCGACAGGGCCACTGGGGGAAGTTATGCCAGTTTGACGGAGACGAATGCGTCAGGGTCTGGCAGCAGCATCAGCGGAGCTGACTGAATCATGGTGAATTCGCGCGCCGGATCCCCCGACTGCACCCAGTTTTTCGGGTAGCGTGTCGAGGCATTGATACCTTCGCGCTGGGCATCAGCATCAAGAATGCAGCCATAGGTACGCAGGCCACGAGCCTGGGTATTCCCCAGCACCATTGTCAGGTCCGGCAGATAATTCTTTTTGACGTCGTTTTCGACGTACTGGCCGGAGTACACCACGATGGCCACATCGCCAAACATCCCCTTGTATGAAACAGCCATACCCAGGTCTTTCACGGCAGTTTCCAGCTCAGAGTTAGAACCACGACGCGTATCCAGCTTCTTCTCAACAGCCTTGAAGGAACGGAACAGCGCCCAGCCTTTCGGATCGAACACAATGATGTTGACCACACCGCTGGCGTTGAGCGCGTAGGCTTCAATGTCATCGGTCGGGTCATACGTTTCTTTGTCGCGGGTTGACCATGCAGCCGCACCGGCCTGGACAATGTTGTTACCAGCGCTGCGGCCCATATCGACTTCAACAGGCTCGAACGCTTCCCCGGTCATGGTGTATTTACCGCTGAGCACCGCCGAAACAGCCTGTTTCTCTTCGACCTGAGCAATCGCCAGCTCTTCATCCTTCATGTTCTGAAGGATAATGCGGCGACGGCGATAGACCGGGTCAGCGAGATTCTGCGGATCCTCATCCGGCAGGCGGCGGAGAGTCATCAGTGGGTTAACTTCGTGTTTCGGCTTCACATAACCCGGCGTGAATTCAGACGTGCTGCCGCCACGGGAGCGGATCACTTTGCCGGAGACAATCGGCGAGACGTAAAGCGCCATATTGACCAGGCCAGGAATTTGCGACAGGTAAACCTTCTCTGTACTGAAGGGATAGGTTTCGCGGAAAAAGATACGCAGGAAAAGCGGATCGAATTTGAATTTCTTCTCATTGACCGCCAGCAGTTGGGCAGTGGTGTAAACGGACATAGATTTTTCCCGTAAAAAAAGCCGCGCAAGCGGCTTTTATGAATGATGATGGTTGTAGAAATGCGGATTAAACGATGCTGATTGCAGTACCGGCGAACGCGTTACGTTTAATGTTGTCGTCGGTGACGGCAGATGGCCAGAGGACATCTTCAATACGGAAAGAGCCAGATTTGTAATATGCCAGTTCCGCGCTGTTCTGGTCTGCGGTTACAGCCAGGATGCCCATTGCCGCGCCAGCATGAGCACCATCCCAGACGGTCAGCTTGCCAGAAGTGGCATCCAGCATGAGCGGCGTCATGGCTGGAGTGGAAGCCGTCAGTTCGCCAGGACCATACGCAGTGTGCGCCGGGTCGCTGTTACCGAGCGGCTGGTTATGTGTGAAAACTTCAGTAATTGCCATGATAGCCTCTTAAACGGGGGTGTTTAACAAATCGTCAGCGGCATCAGAAGATGCGCTACCTGCTGGGAGTGCACCGGGTGCTGTTTCCATCAAACGATCCAGCGCCGTATCGGTACGCGCCTGGGCACTTTGCGGTGCAGCAGCCAGAATGCGCTGTGCGCTCTCTACCGTCATACCCGGCGTTTCGGCCAGTGCTCGCGCCTGTGACTCACGCCCTTTAGCCTCATCGCAGTTCAGGATGCCCATGATGCGGCTATTCTCTGCAGCTACTGCTGCAGTAACCTGCGCACTGACATCTACAGGGGCCGCTACGGAAGCAATGGTCGTGTCAACGGTAGTGACCTGTTCAGCTGAGGCAGTTGTCTGAGTTGCTGCCTGGTCAACTGGCTTAGTGGTCACAGCTGAAGCAGAAAGTGATGGCATAGTTCCTCCAAGGGTTGTTTTTTTGCGTCTGTCGAGTGCTTCGCGCATCACGCCGAGCGCATCGGTATTGTTAACAAGTTCATCCGCCAGTCCGTTATCCAAAGACTCCTGGCCGGAGAATACTGCCGCTTCGGTGTCCAGCACGTCCTGAACAGACATGCCGGTATAAGCGGAAACCTTTTCGGCAAACATCTGACGAGTGGCATCGATACGCGTCTGGAAATCAGCACGCACATCTTTCGGAAGCTTTTCGTAAGGGTTGCCGTCGACCTTGCGATCGCCGCTGTAAATCAGCGTGACCTCAACGCCGTTAGTTTTGAGCGCAGCGCCATAGTTGCTGTGCGCCATCATGACCCCAATGGAGCCGGTTCTGGCCGTTTGTGTGACCAGCCGTCGCGATGCCGAACTGGCTATAAGCTGCCCTGCACTGCAGTTCATGTCATTGGCCAGCGCCCAGATGGGTTTGATATCGCGCATACGGGCTATAATGTCGGCGCAGTCAAACGCCCCGGACACCATTCCACCCGGCGTATCCATATCCAGAAGAATGCCGTCAACGCCGGGGTCACTGATTGCCTGCTGCAGGCGAGCAATGATCCCGTTGTAACCCGTCATGCCGGAATAAGGCTGAAGCGCACGGGTTTTACTGACCAGCGTGCCGGAAACCGGCAAGACCGCGATACCATTTGCCACCTGATAGCTGCGTGATGGACGGGGATCCATGTCATCATCCTCACCAAACAGCGCCAGCGGTTCGGCTATTTGTCCGGCATCAAGCGTGATGCCAGAGACGGTATCTGTCAGCCGGGTGATGCCCAACTGGCCAGCCAGCGCGCAAAAGAAAACCCGCGCATAGGCGGGTTCAAGCATCAGCGGCTCATTAAAGGCCATACTGGCAATATGCGGAAGATTACGCAGCTCGTGCGCCATCTTGCTCCTCCTCGTTTGATTTTTTCACTCCGGCCTCAAAAGCTGCAGCGGCCCATGCCGGTGGTTTCAGACCCGCAGCACGACGCTCCATGGTTTCCCGGACCTGCTGGGCAAAAATCTCCTGATAATCATCACCGCGTTTGGCGCACTCTTTTTCATACGTGCTGAGACCTGCCTCAATGAGCATGACGGCCTCCTGTACCTCTTTCAGCCCGTCAATTGCCATTCGACCAGAGCCAATCCAGTTGGCATTCCCCCAGGCTGTTCTCGCCTCCTGGAAACTGAACCGGGCTTTCGAAGGAAGCGTGACCACGCGGCGGACAATCGCCTCTTCAAGCCAGCAAAGAAACATCTGACAGGCCTGTCGGGATGCCACAAACTTGCGACGCCCCATAAAGTACGCCCAGGACTCGTTAGCACTTGCGCGTGCGGTCGAGTAGCTCATCTGCGAATAGTTTCGCGAAAGCTGCTCATACGACACACCAAGCCCAGCGGCAATATAACGCAGCAGGGACTGTTCAAAAGTCGAGTAGCCGTTATCGGTATCCTGCGCCGACTGAAGGTTGAGAGAATCACCCGGCAACAGGTGTGGAACCCTTGCCCCACCCAGGCGAACAGGCGCAGCTGAGTAATAGGACGCCATTTCACCGAGCCAGCCCGTAAGTTTGCTCTGCTGCTCTTTATTATCCGCGCCGAGAATAAAGTCCATCGCCGATTGGGTATCCAGTTCACTCTCGATGGTAGCGGCATACATAGCCTTCACTATCGCGCTCTGGAGCTGGGTATTTTGCAGGGTATCGAGCATTTTCATCTGCTCCATCACGCTGTAAAACGCATTGGCCCCACGGGTCTGTCCATCCTCCATCGGTTCGAATACATGGATAAATGAAGGTCGACCGCCGGGTAGTTCGCGAGGAATGTAGGTCCAGTTCTGCGCCATCCAGCCGGGATAACCATCGTCGCTGACGTAATATCCCAGCGCAGCACCGCTATCATTTATTTTCACACCGGCGCGACAGTTCCGGGTATCACCGATATTATTCGGATTGCTGACGCGCTTCGGACTGACCATTTTGAACTGAGTACGGAAAAGACGCGTTGAATCGCTGTCCCAGGTCGCCTGCGTGCATAATTCACCGTTAAACGCGTGCATGGCCACACCTTCTCGGATCATCATCGTAAACGTTCGCTTACGCTCGGCATCAATCCCGCAAAAGTCGTCCTCGGCATACTCATTCCATGCAGCTTCCACATCCCGCGAGAATGCCCGTGAATCCTCCTCATTTATTCCCAGATAACGCCAGCTTGGTCGATAACTGAGTCTGAAAAATGACCCGACGATGTGGTCCTGGTGGAGCTGCACGGCGTTTGCCGCGTAGCCATTATTTCGCACCAGATCGTCAGCGCGGGCATTTCCGCGAGAATAGTTGGGTAGGAGTGCGGCATCTGCACTTTCACTCGGCGGATTCCAGCCTCGCAGCTGCCCACCAAACCCGCCTCCACCGCCATGATATCCTGCGTATTCCCGAAGGGATGTTTTCCCGTCAGGTCCCACCAAAGATGGTATTTTCATACGTAAAACCCTGCTGGCCCCCGGCGTCGTGATGTGGTGCCAACCTGAGATTCAAGGTCAGCAATATATTTTTTGAGATCGCTGACTGAAGTGGCTGTAAATTCCACTCTTCGACCGTCTTTCTGTACCGTCGCCACGCGCTTTCCCATCATCAGGTCATGTAACGCAGCGCGCGCGGCATCCAGTTCAGTCTGTGTTGCCATTATTCATCTCCAGATAATGCCCGCGCGTAATCCGCCAGGGTCTTGTTATTGTTACGGCTGCCTTCTTCCTCCAGCAGGCTGGCCAGAAGTGAATCAAGATTTAGCTGCCAGCGGGATATGCTTATACGCAGCGCCGCCAGTGCATAAACAAAGCAATCGAGCGCCTCATTTCGTCGTTTTTTGCTGTCCCAGACGATCTTTTTCTTTCCGTCTACCCATTTTTCCACCTGCTCTTCAGCTGTTAGTTGTTGGGCCTCTGTTAGATCGTAGATTTCTGGGTTATTCGGGAAATGAACCGCTCCCGCCAGCGGCTCGTCTCTTTGCGCCACCAGCGTGAAACGGTTATAAATCTGCTCTTTTGCGGTGTCTGTTCCTACCTCTGTGAGGTAAACACCATTCTTGTTACGCTTGCGTGGCATGTTCGCCACTGGCTTTCCATAAACCGACGCCCCCTTTATAGGGATCACACGAAACAGACCGTGTTTTTTTGAGCGGTTGTAGACGATGGTGGGATCAATGCCGCCAATATCCCAGCAAGTGCGGGATATAACCATTTCGAGACCGTTCTGGCGCTTATACGTCCTGTTGATCGCTTCATCAACTCGAGCGAGAGTCGACTCATCATCATGACGACCCATAATGATAATTTTGTCGATAAGCCAGCTTTCCTCTCCCGGCCCCCATCCCCAAACACGCATTTCGTAACGGTCAAGCTGGGAGTCAATACCCGCTGTCAGATATGCCACTCGCTCCGGCACAGACGCTTCAAAGTGCTCTTTTCGTTCCGCTAAAACTTCAGCATCGGGTCGTTCACCTATTTTCGGTTCCCACGTTTCGCCCAGGGTCGTGTTAACGAAAGTTTTTCGCTTACCCGTATCACCTTTTGTTTTTATCCAGTCCTTGACGATCTGCACCCAGGTTGTGAACGGGCTATATGCGGTCCAGATGTGGAATGTAACGCTGTCAGGAGGTTCAATTTCGGTACCGGATGAAGAAAACCAGTTAAGGCCGTCTCGTGTCCAGATACCTGTTTCATCACAAATATACCTGGCCTCCAGAAATTCCAGCTCCTGTTGTTTAATCACACAGGCATTGTGTTCACAGAGGTAGTAAACGCTGGCAGGTTCTCCCGGAGACCATTTGAAGCCAAATGGTGTCTCTTTATCACCGAATTTCAGATACTGCTCTTCCCCACAGTGTGGGCATGGAACATGGAACCGAAGAAAATGTTCAGACTCCTTAGCAGCTCTTTCTATCTGGCACGTACCTTTGACTTTCGGTGTAGATCCGCGAATGGATTTCGGCCATACAGAACCCTCAATACGCTTATCACCCAGAAAGGTGGGAGAACCTTCTTTCTCGATGTCATCATCGAAAGCGGCGAGCTCGTCGTAGCCAGCCACATCAACTGATTTTTCACGGTAGTTTTTTGCAGCCTTACCGCCCAGGCACCAGAAACCACGACCATTCGAGAAACGCTTCATGCTCAGCGTATTGTCCCGGTGTTTTTTACCGTACCAGGGAGCAAGCGCCAGCAACGTCGGAATATCACGAATGGTCGGTTCTACATGAGACTTCATGAAGTTTTCAGCATCACCGTCGGTTGGTAACCATATTAGGGAGTTACGCTGTTTATGTTGGATGAAATATGCGTAAACGCCGAGCAACATTTTTGAGTAGCCGACACGAGCCGATTTAACGACATTCACCTCGCGAATATAGTCATTACCCATCGCATTCATAATTGCACGCTGAAATGGCAGTGTTTCCCAGCGCCCTTCCTGGTAGGCAGACTCTTTCGGGAGATAATAATTCTCATCTGCCCATTCAACTGCTGTTTGCGGTTGCGGCCGGTACAGCGAACGTAACCCCGCCCGCGCAGAGTGCTGCAGCCCCTTAACCTGACTGTTCGATATATTCACTCAGCAACCCCGGTATCATTTCATCCAGCGCAGCTGCCTTGTTCATGGCCTTAATGATGTCCTTCTTGAGGAAATCAATATGTCGGTTCTCCAGCTCCGGGAAGCGCCGCTGAACCGACAGAGGTATTCCATCGAGAATGCTGGCGATTTCTCCGGCTACCCGCGACAGCACGAACGTGCAGAATGCGGTCTCCACCACTTCAGCGGACTCTTTTGCATTTTTTAATTCCTGAGCGTCAGCCTGAGCTCGCGTAAGTCGGTGTCGCTCATATTCAATCGTGCCAGGTTGAAGATCGGACTCAGAAGCGATACGGAGATCTTCAACTTCCTTCCGCAACTTTTCATTTTCTATAGCTGCATCGCGCGCACTGTACCATTCGATTGCAGCAGCAGATTCAAAGAGAACCTCATTACCTTTGCCACCACCGCGGACAACCGGCATACCTTGCTCCTGCCAGTTCTGAATCGTTCGGACGCTTACCCCGAAAATTTCGGATAAGCGTTTTTTGTTAACCTCCATGGCTTACTCCTGGCAAAAAACAGAGAAAGGAAACAATCAACGGTAAACTTCCGTTTTCCTTGCTCAGCATTTCCTTTCTGGAGAGAGGACGTTTTTAACAAAAACAATGAGTAAACAAGAAGAAGAACGGAAATGGCATAAACCAGAAAATTTTCATAAATAGCGAGAATCTGCGCGGACGCCGCCCCGTAACAAGGCGGATCGCCGGAAAGGACCCGCAAACGATAATAATTATCAATTGCACACTATCGACGGCACTGCTGCCAGATAACACCACCGGGGAAACATTCCATCATGATGGCCGTGCGGACATAGGAAGCCAGTTCATCCATCGCTTTCTTGTCTGCTGCCATTTGCTTTGTGACATCCAGCGCCGCACATTCAGCAGCGTTTTTCAGCGCGTTTTCGATCAACGTTTCAATGTTGGTATCAACACCAGGTTTAACTTTGAACTTATCGGCACTGACGGTTACCTTGTTCTGCGCTGGCTCATCACGCTGGATACCAAGGCTGATGTTGTAGATATTGGTCACCGGCTGAGGTGTTTCGATTGCCGCTGCGTGGATAGCACCATTTGCGATAGCGGCGTCCTTGATGAATGACACTCCATTGCGAATAAGTTCGAAGGAGACGGTGTCACGAATGCGCTGGTCCAGCTCGTCGATTGCCTTTTGTGCAGCAGAGGTATCAATCTCAACGCCAAGCGTCATCGAAGCGCAATATTACTGCTCACCAAAACGCGTATTGACCAGGTGTTCAACGGCAAATTTCTGCCCTTCTGATGTCAGAAAGGTAAAGTGATTTTCTTTCTGGTATTCAGTTGCTGTGTGTCTGGTTTCAGCAAAACCAAGCTCGCGCAATTCGGCTGTGCCAGATTTAGAAGGCAGATCACCAGACAGCAACGCGCCACGGAAAAACAGCGCATAAAGCACTTCATTAGCAGCGCCAGATAGCGTAATGATTTTGTTACTCATGGAATATTTCCTTTTAGGCGTGAGCCTGTCGCACGGCAAAGCCGCCGAAAGTTAACGGTTTGCCCAGGCTCACAGCTGAAAGACTTTCTACGGTGTGCGCGTGCGATGCGCATAAAAAAGCCCCGCATAAGCGAGGCTAAATATCGAACAACTTCTTTTGTTAACTGCGCGTGAAGTTGTGGTGGATGAAGTCGTCAGAGCCTAACCGATGTGAGCCATAATTGGCTTCATAGCCCTCACCTAGTGAGGCTGCCTTAGTTTCGGCCACATCTTTGGTGGCGTAAACACCGACTAAATGCCACGGGGCATTCCTTACAACCCCCCACCCCATAACCCAACCTATATTATCAAGGTCAGGCTTCAAGCCTTCTGCAACAAACATATTTATCTCCTTTGGGTACCCGGAGATAATGCTAAGCAATTGAAGCTGCAAAATAAATACTATTCAACAAGCTCTGCTGTAATTGTTAACCAGCTCAAATCAGGCCGATCATGCATCACATGTACAGCTGATTCATCAACATCGACAGCGTAAATTTTAGTGAAGGGATGGGAAGCTTTACCGGATAAAGAATCCTTCACTATCACACTTTCATTCTGAATAACCTGGAATGTGACGTTTGCGGCTCGAACAATACCCTCGTAGTGCTCTTCAAGGTGAGCAATTGTAACTTTAACTTTTTTCATAGGCTGGCTCCTTGGCTGAATGGCAACAGGCATTAGGTGAGTGTCTGCTGTAACGCCTATCCCTTAGCGGGGATAATGGTTGCTTTATCCCTTGCTAGGGATAAAGACTATTGACGCTCGCTCTCTATTTGACGAATTCCAGCGAAATTGTTATTGCCCTTTTCAATCACGGCCAGCAGCGGCTTAATCCAGAGTACAGCCTGGCAGTACGTTATTGAGCCGGCGGCAGCGGTACTATCATCGGCTGCGTCAGGTCCGTCGGTATCGGCGTGCATTGCGCTGGAACGTAAACGGTACGCGTATTCGAGCAGCCCACCAGCAATGTCAGCAGGAACAGGCAGATCACAGGTTTTTTCACGGCGGAGAATCTCCCGGTATTCGATTACAGTTTCTTCGGTGCTGGTGTCGATCAGGGAGTTTAGCCTGTTGGCATGTTCTGCAACCTGATTGAATCGATTGAAGTTGAATGCCTGGGTGGCGATCACCTGCCCCTGCATAGAGTTGTCACTTCGCAGAACGTCGTTATCGCTCTGAAGGCGACTGGCGTTGGAGCAACTCTTAGCGAGAGCGACCGAAAGGACAGCAATAACAACAACGCCTATAAGACCCGGATTAATTTTCATTGGTCTAACCCCCAGCACGCCAGCGCGCTTTCCTGGTCCCGTCGCTCAACCTGACCATAGCAGCCATTCTTCTGGCCTTTGGTCAGGCGGCAATCGCGGCCACCGTCTTTAATCCACCAGCGGATAGCTTCACAGGCTCCTTTCGTATCGCCAGCATTAATTCGCTTATAGAACGTAGACGGGAAACATTTTCCGGGGCCGATGTTATATGGGCAGAAAGAAGCGATACCCGCTTTCTGTGGTTCGGTCAGTGGTACTTTGATATTTCGGTCAACCCACGCCAGCGCCTTGTCGCGTTCAATGGCGTTTACCTGGGCGCATTTCTCAGCTGACAGCTTCATGCCCTGTACTACTGGCTTGCCATCAACCATTGTTGCACCACGGCAAATGGTCCAGAGTCCGCCGCCGTCGCGATATGCTGTCAAGCTGTTACCCTCTTTCTCATCCAGAAACTGATCGAGAATCACGGGTGCGGAAGCCCCGGCAAGAATCAAACCAACGACCGCTGCGCTCAATTTATTCTTCAGCTTTAGAGACATAGCCATTGCGCCGATCCTCCCGTTCTTTCCAGCGGAAATACCAGTTCACTGCACAGGTGATTACCGTGCATGCGATACCGACAATAATTGCCCAGTCGCTCAGGCTTAACCCTGCAATTCTGTCGGCCAACATCCAGGACACCTCTTTTGCTGTTTTAGCTGTTTCGGCATATGCCTTCGCTGATACACCGCAGCCGGTCAGCGTGGTTCCTGTTCCATATGAAAGTCTGCTGTAAATGGTGCTCATTCTGGTCATAGCCTCACCTCCGATTTTTCGGATGGCGCTGTGCGTGTATGAAAAGGCTCAGGCTTCACGGGCTGGATTTATCAACAAAGCACGTAGCGGATGATTCCCGTGAGCCTGAAATGAAAAAGGCCGCCAAGCGGCAGCCAACAGTCGATTCAATACCGGGATATTTATCCACGCCCGGCGCGTGGTTTCCCTGCTTTCCACAGACAAAGGAAATTGCTAAATTGGTCATTCCACAGACAATTAGGGAATGACCATGGATGTAGGATTACTTATCGCGTCCCTTAAAAACGGGATCGGCGCGCTTTCTGCTGTGCAAAGTAACGAGGTCCTGCGCGAGCGCATCGCTTTCATTGGAGAGCAGATCGACGTACTTCAAAAAGCCCATGCTGCCACCATAGCAGAACTTGCCGAGGCGAAAGCCAAGAACGTAGAACTTGAGAAGGAAATAGCGGCTTATCGGGCAAAGGATGAGTTTGTCGAGCACATGGGTGCGGCCTTTAGAAAAAATCCCGCGGGTGGGTATATCAGCGCGGTTTATTGCCCCAACTGTCTTAAACAGGTCGGTAGCGGGTTCGATGACTTTCCTTACCATTGCGGCTCCTGCGGCTGGACTTCAAGATTTGAAGGAAGGGAGATTGATAGCGTAATGAAAACCCTCCCTTAATGTTAAGGCGAGGGTAGCGCCTCGCCGTTACCTCCAGAAACGCAAAAGCCCCACGGTGTTATCCGCGGGGCTTGAAACGAAGGCATTAACCCATCGTTGGGATAAAATTAACACAGATTCGGGAAAAGTAAATAGCTGGAATTAACTTCCATAGCCGTTATCGTGTTATTTGTTTCAGTTGGTTTTCTGCCCATGCCTCTTCAATATCGAATTTCGTAATCAGCTGATCATAGAACGGTTTAACGGACTTCTTCCACGTATCCAGGCTGATTACATCCGTAATCTGGCAAATAGCTGCGTGGGCCTCAGTTGAAGGAATGCGTTCATATCCACGCCCGCCGCAGCGCTTGCAGTCAGTCATAACCGGCACCCCCTGTTTCTTCGTTTCCTTCTGGTCTACGGCTTTCCCACGTCCCCGGCAATCATTGCAGGCACAACTGACAACCTTCTTCCCCTTGCAGTTCGAGCACAGCACTCGAACCACCTCTCGAACCTGTCGTTTAACCTCGAAATCACTCGGTGACTGACCAAGCTCTTTCGCCCATTGAGGAATCCTCATTGAATAATGAGATTTCATTGTGAACACGTCAGCCTCAATGAAGCCCTGACCGTCACAACAATCGCACTGCTTCACGCTGGCAGCGCTGCGGGAATAGTCCTCAAAAGCGAAGGTGGCCAACTGGTGCATCACCTGAGGTTTAACCGCGGCACCGAGCTTACGCAGTGCGGCAACCTTGTCGCATTTTGTCATCGCGTACTCAGCCAGCAGACCGATCGCCCGATCCCGGTCGTTATTGCTTATGCCCATCTTGCCGAGGAAGGCGCTGTAACCCATTGCGGCGCGTTCCTGCGTCATGCCCATGGCAGCCATTATGTCGGTACCGGTCAGTGAATCGGAGACGGTAGCGCGCGGAGAATCGCTAATCAGTGTGGATTTAGCGAAGTGGTATTTCACTGTGTTTTCAAGGTTCATAGCGCTTCTCCAGCATAAGTTTTCACGTAATTCTTCAGTATCCGGTAGTCCGTTAGCACAGAGCCGGGAAAGTGGTATAAGCGAAGCCGCTGCCAGCGAACGCGGAGGTGATCGGAAAAACAGGATTCAAATGTCATACGGCCTCCAGCCCGGTGATTGTCAGTTCCAGCTTTCCACCTTTGGTAACGGGCATCTTCACAACGCGATAATCAACGACCTGAGCATCGTCCAGCCAGAAACCTGCTTTGGTGAGTGCGTCAAAAGCGGCCTTTTGCAGATTATCCAGGTCACGGCGACGGCGATCCGGCATGTGGCACTCAATGCGGATTTTCACGGGTGTAGCCAGGCCGATATCCAGCATTGAGTCTTTGATGATTCTGGCGACACTGTCGCGGTACGCCTGCCCCTCTGTGCTGATGTGCGTGCGCCCGCGGTTATGCCGGTAGTAGCGGTTGTTGCTCGGCGGCCACGGGAGGCTAATGCGGTATTCATTCATGCTTTCACGAGCCCCTCTTTAAGCCAGATGACCTGCGTTCTCGCCATACCTTCCAGCGAGCATTCTTTAGCATACTCAGCATCGACAAAATGTGTACGGCGGTCGATCTCGTCGTGACAGGCAGAGCATGCAATGGTGGCAATCAGATCAGGCGGTTTGATTCCGGTGCCACATAACCCGGCCAGGCGAATGTGCGCCAGTACAGACGTTTCCGGGTTACCGTTGCAGACGCCGGGAATTCGAACCTGACAATCACGACCACGAGCCTCTTTGCGTAAATTTGCCATGCTCACCCCCACGCCTTGCTTTGCCATACCCAGCTCGGGCGAGGCGCGTTGTCGCCTTCCGGCAATTGCGCGCTGACGGTCCAGGTGATGTTGTCGCGATTCAGGCTGCGCTCTGTCTTTACACCGCGCGCCCGGTATTTCTCCACCAGCTCGTCGGCCTGTTCGGTGGTGCATTCGTGATGGTGGAACCAGGAAAATTTCATCGCCATCACCCCGCAAAGCTCATCAGCTGGGCGGCGGCGTTTTCTGCCTCTTCACAACTGCGAAATGATCGGGAGAGTATCCATCGCCACAGAACATCGAGCGCGGCTTTGTACAGCTGCTGGAACTCGGTTTCGTCCATGTTAGCGAAGGCAATACTGCGGGGATGTTTGCGAAGTGTTCCGTCAGGAAGCTGAATAGCGTCATAGTGACCAGACTCGACGATCACCCAGGCGCGATAAGCATCATAGGATTTGCAGATGCTGATGCTACCGGCGCGCTTATCGGCGATGCGGTCCAGATATTGCTCGGCAGCATCCAGCAGTGCGCCTTCGTTTCCACCAAATGCCGCGAGGAATTTAGCATAACCATTTACGAGCTTACGCTCATTGCTGGATATCGCCCCTCCAGTAGGTTCCCAGTATTCAAACCCGAGATTCAGGAGCGCAAAAAAACGGCGATGGAATGCGGGATTCCTCACCTGGCGAAATTCGGCTACCAGCACGGCGCCGAGTTTGATTTTTGATTGCAGAATATCGCTGGTCTCCGGCGTCGCGGGGATCAGGATTCCTGATGACTGCTTGATGAGTTGTAGTTCGTGCGCCATGGTTTCTCTCCGTGGCGCAGTAGGTTACGGTTGTTCAGACCGTTGATTTCATATTATCAGAAGGTGGGGTTACCCGGTAGCCGAGACGGTGAATAAACTGCATAAAACCATTAGGAGTAAAGACCTCTTCATCATCCAGCAAAGGCCGCATAGAAACCATGCCATTGACGCGATAAATTAGATGCCTGCCCGATGAAGGAAAGCTAAACACCACGCAGCCGTCAGACCTTCTTACAATGTCATACCAGTTGTCATCTGACGTTTGCAAAGCTGAATCACTCACATTTATGTTCTCCCTTCGAGCGACTAACAGACGCGATTAAAGATTGTCGGCAGCAGCATCAGAGGGTTACGCAAATTGCGGTATTCTGATAAATGCGCGCCAGCCTTAAGCGCAATTCTAATAAAACCAGTCGTCAGCGCTTTCCCAGGTTTCCTGGAGGATGGATTCGATTTTCTTTTTATCGTCCTTGTCTCCACCGAAAACACTTAACCCATCGGACCCGGCACGGCGGATTGTGAGCCTGCAATTGTCATAGTGATCATTCAGGCGCTTAAGCAATTCTTTCTCCAGTGCTGGTACCGCGCCTTTAGGAAGTTCTTTCATGCGATCAATGGTTAATTCAACTTTCATAATGGCCTCCATTGCATGTACTGTGTTTTTATACAGTATACCTATGCACGGAAATGATCAACGTTTTAAGAGCACAAATTGTTAATTTTCTGTCAGTAGTAAAAAAAGAAAACCCGCCGTAGCGGGTTGAATTAGCAATGTTTTATTAAGCCGCTATTTGTTTCTGCTGACAAAGCTCTGGCAAATTTGCACGCACCAGTGCTTCAGCAAACATAGCTGGCTCCGCCGTGAAATCGCGGGATTCTGTTTTGTATCTGCTAATTATTAACCAGCAGAAACTTTACTAAGATATGAAAATTAGCCTGCTTAAACAGCCTTTATGAAAGGTTAGTTAATCTTCAAAAAGCTTAAAAGCCAAGTAAGCAACACTTGCGACTGCTGCGACAGGTGCCACCGCTGTGATTATTGCCCCGGCGGCCATTCCTCCTCCAACAACCGAACCAACGGCTGCCATTCCGGATGAGATCGACGCAGCCCCTGCCGTTCCTGCTGCGCCTGCTAAAGATGCAACACTGGCTCCAACTGTTCCAGCTGTTGCAGACATTATAGTAGCAGCTGACCCACCAGTAACGGCCGAAGCTGTAGTGGCTGCAACGCCAGCAGTTCCGATCAATCCACCAGCACCGACAATTGTTGAAGATTTTATTTCTGAATTTGAATCAAGCACAGTTTTTCCAGGCGACCGAGAGTTCGAATCTTCTATAGTGTTCTCCCTAACGGCTTGTTCAAGGGCCTCGGCAAATACTCTCACTGCCTGCTGGGGTGATGAATGTTGCACAACTTCATTCTTAGTATCCATTATCGCTCTCCGGGTATAATTTCATTGCTGTCCATTATCATAAACTAAGATTTACACTCTCAGTAATGTCCATCTCACAATGCATAATCAAATACACTCGAAACATTATTCATTGTTGCTACGGTGAGTCAGCTAAAATCAATACGCTCATGATTCATTCTGTCATGTACACATGGCTCACCGTCTTTCGGCTCAGGCCATTTGCGCTGTTTGTTAATCGCCAACTTCTCTACCATCGCTTGGGTAATCTGTTCATCACTGATACCGGCACGACGCTGCGTATCCCATAACAGGAATTGCATGTCAGCCCATTCGCTAAGGTCGCCAGGTTCAGCAGCAGCCTCGAGCGCTTCTTTAGAAAGGTGCTTCAGAGGACCAACTGGACCGACATCGCCGAAAGTAGCCTGTGACCATGTAGCATGCTCACGGCGTACTTGCTCACGGGCCATCGACTCCAGAACTCCATTAATCACCTTCACAGCATCAGCCATCGCATAGCCGACATTACCGCCGTCGCTTTGTGCTGCTGCTTTGCTGAGTATTTCACGTATCTGGTGCAGGCGATCGAGTGATACAGGACCGTGCGCCGGGTGGTTGTTAGTTGTCATGCTGACGCTCCTTCTTGATATTTTTCGAACCAGAACACCACTGGGTCAGATTTCATTTCAACCAATCCCATACGAACCAGCGCTTTGCCTTTCCCGGACACAAGGAATTCACGACGACCATCACCGATAATTCGCCGGTAATCTTCCAGGCTACTGCAATGCTTGTGCAGATTGCATGGGTGGCATGCTGGAACCATGTTTGATATATCGTCACGTTCCTGGTGAAGCATATTTCCATCAAAACGAATGACCGGTTTTACATGGTAAGCATGCCAGCCTTTCTCTGGTAGTTCGCATCCACAATAAGTACAGCGACCGCCAAACTTCATGCGTAGCTCTGCGCGTTGCTTTTTGGTAATAGTTGTCATGGGTTAGTCCTCGAAATCTTGTGACCTGGCGCGAACGCTCGCGTTCTATCCTTGCTGATACGCCAGCCATGTGGCCGCGCCTCTTTAGCGCAGCCAGACCATGAATTTCCAATGTACTCGGCAAAATCTGGGCTTCCCCATTGCTTACCGGTGCACTCATCGCAGTCGCAGTAGAGATTGACTGTGTAGTTTGCAGCAATCATCTCAATCCCCCTTCACGCCAATGCCAGCAGTAAATCGCGACGGTGACCAATCGCAATATGTGTTCGACTCCGTGTGTCCAAAAATTGCTTTACAACGATGGATATGGTGGCAATTACCACATGTTATGCCAGCCGGTAATCGCATCTTGTCGGGATCGGCTGGGTCATAATTCAACGCCAGTTTTTCGGTTGTCATGCTGGCATCCTCCCCACGATATCTATAACCCGACGCATAACCGCACTTCCCCGAAAATCTGCTGGTAACTCAATCAGAGGCTTACTCGAACCGTATGAGAATCGTTGGAGATCGAAATCAATTACAGCCTTTGGGTCCCTGAACAAACCTAGACGACCGTAACGAATGAGTTCGCCGCGTTCGGCTGCTACGCGGAAATACTTCTCAGCAGTCTGACGATGCAGCGACAACATCTGTGATGCCTCGCTAACGGTTAAGCGTCCACGGATTTTCACCTCTTCGATGATCACCCGGATAAGTGCCGCCTGCTCTTCTGGTGTATTTGGTCTTGGCATGCTTACCCCCTGAATCCGGGTGGGATTGTTTTGTCTGGCTCAGAAATGCGGTTCACATCCCTGCCCGTTTTGCGAGCGTTGAGAGCGAACTTCGGTTTAAACAGTCCCTGGTACCCGTTGGCGATACTGGTGTTGATCACATCAACGGGGTCATGCCCAGCGTCCAGGCAAGCCTTGAGCAACTTGAATGCTTTGGTGACCGTCATTTCGGTCTTGATGGCTTTGCCAGACTGTTGGCGGTAGGCCACCCACTCACTCCAGGACACAGAATCAAGCCACTCAGGAACGGGAATCGTCAGCGGGTCAAACTTACCCTTCCCCTTTGGGGGATTAGAGGGGGTTAGATCTGTATTTATATTTGTATTTGGAAGAATGTCTTTGGTGTTCCCTGTTTTCAGGGATACCTCTCCCTGTTTTTGGGGATGGTTATCCCCGTTTTCAGGGATGATTGAAGGGGTAAAATTGCTATCCCTGAATTCAGGGATGGTAATAACCCATGTGACAACTTCAGCAGCAGGAAACACCGCTGGACACTTCATGCAATTTGGCTTGGTATACGCCCATTTATCCAGGCTGGTATTAATCCCTATGTATCTGGTTTGCCCAATGCGGCGCAGGATGATGATGTTCCGATAGGCAAGGCTCAACACGGCTTCAGAGACGTGTTTCACCTTCAGCGTCGTTTTATCTGCAATGAGGCTATTGGCGATGCGGTCAGAACTCTTAGACCAGCCATAGGTCAGACGAACGATAGCATTCAGCACCCGGAACTCGCGCCCGGATAGTTCGACGATACACAGGGCATCCTGAATCTGGTTGGCCAGGCGCAAATAGCCTTTCTCCAGTTCAGCCATGCTGCTCTCCTGTTTCCCCTGCTGTGTGGGGAATTTGAATATTTCAGCGGTATTTGACATACTGTTCTCCGCAATTACGCACAGTTTTTGCACCTGAAAGCCGTTGGTGTTCGAGCACCGCGGCTTTCGCCATTTCTGAGCCCGTCATAGCGCACCACCCAGCATCGTTGTAACCATCGCCATAATGGGCGCCACAGAATCAGGTCCGTCCAGGTAGAGCTTGGCTACGATGCTCTCGCTGATTTCCTTCATCCGTTCGTGTCTGGGGGCTTTGAGGACGACAGCCTGTATCGCCTCAGCGTCTTCTTTCACCGACCTGGCGACACGAACCGCAAAGCAGTCGTGCTTAATCACGCGATCCCGGTACGCCAGCGGCAGAACCGAAATTATTACCGGCGCCAGCTGCTCGACGTTCGCCCGGTAGGCCGGTGATTTCTCGTGGTTGTCCAGCCAGCGAAACAGCTTCACGTTCCACACATCGGCGCTGCCGGTCATGTCAATGCTGTCAAGCTCGGCCTGTTCGGCAGCCTCTTTAATCGCCAGAGCGACCGCCACGCGGCCCTCTGCCGCCGCCCAGGCGCGGACGGCAGAACAGATAGCCCGGTGATCGACCGGCTGGCCTTCAGCCTCACTGTGTTGATACTGGAATTTCAGGTGCTCTGATGGCGCTCTGTTATTCTGTTGAAAAGAAAGTGTTTGCATTGTCAGTGCTCCTACTTTGGTAATCCGTCAGTGGGATTTGGATAGAGATCAGGGCGCAGCTCGTGGGGGGTTACGCCTGTCATTTTGAAAATCGGGAAGATATAGCTTGGCGGGACGATCCCTTGGTCACGATTCTTCCAATGACTTACAGACATACTCGTCACACCAAGCGCGATGCTGAGCTTTCTGGCAGAGCCAGCGGCTTTAATTGCTTTATCGAGTGCGGACATGTGCTTCTCCTGCTTATTGATAGCAGAAGTAAACCACAGATTTATACTTCATGCAAACTTTGGATTTATTGCGTGCATAAACCAAATATTTACAATGACCATATGAGAAAAGAAGAACCCAACCTCGTTCTGGTGGAGCGCCTTACTGAGATCACTGATCGCGGCGTTACCAAAGCAGACATGGCAAGAATAGCTGGAGTCACCCCTCAGGCCGTAAACGGCTGGTTCAAAAAAGGCGTGATTAGTAAGAAATCGGCACTGGCCATAGCCGACGCTGTTGGTATTTCTGTCGCCTGGCTACTCGGTGAAGACGTTGGGGAGAAAGACGGTCTCAAACCGGACGAACAGCGTTTGCTCGAGCTCTACCGCCAGTTACCGGAAGAAGAGCAGCAGAACATGCTCCGCATTTTTGCGCTTCGCCTGAAAGAGTTAGATGAGCTGTACGAGAAGTACATGAAGGGTCGGATTCGATCGCAAGGTGAGCAAACCTAAACCAGTAGTATCTAATTCCATGTAATAAAAATATTTCAAGATTTAATATCTTCTGGAGGATTCGGTGTCTAAAGAAACAACCGTCGAACTTATGCATCTTAATGATGTAATCGAAGCGAAAAATTTCATCGAGACCAATGCTGACGGTGTCGTAACAATCGGCACACAAAATGCCGGTTACGAAGTTTACAATTTTGTGTTCCTGAATAGCAGCCCGATCATCGGTACGGATAATGCGGATATAGTCGTCAAGGGCATGCAGCGAACCAAAGTTGTGTCTGTGACTTTAAGCAAACAAAAGGCTTATGATTTTTATCAATCCTTAAAAAGTATGTTTGAGGAATAATAATTGATGGATGCGGCTCAATCATCTCTTGGTGAAGGGAAGTTATTGATTGCATATTCAGACCATAGCGGAGCTACAGTAGGCTTAGAGTTTTCATCAGTAGCTTCGAGCCAAGCAACCTTCCTTATGGGTGCTTGTAGTTTTGCCGCTTCGGATAAACAAAAACGGATTGTCACATCAGTTGCTATGGATGATACTGAAATCATTCATACGTCAACTGAAGATGGAGGTGACGACATGGAAAAGAGATTGGCTATTCTTGAGGTTGAAGTTGCCCACATCAAGAAAGATGTTGCCGAGATAAAAAACACAGTTTCAAAAGTTGATACGACAGTGAATTCACTGGACAAAAATATGGCTGTAGTTTTGGAGAGGCTGTCTAGTATCAAAGAGTCTGTAGACAAAAAGCCCTCATCAGACACAGTGGACAAGAAAATCTCTGATGCTAAATTGGCGATTCTCTTAGGTGTCCCTGCGATTATCGCCATTGGTACAGGGCTGTACAAAGCTTTTATGCACTTCTTTTAGTCAGATTTGGTCAATACGCCTGAGTTATAAGGCTCTCAGCTACTAACTCTGTCGCCTTCCCCGAACCTTCTCATCCCGACCACGCGTCGGGATTTTTTTTGCCTGCGATTCTGCAGACGTGTCACAAAACCCAGCCACATAAACCTCAGATTTACAATTAACACCAACCTTAAGTTGACATATATATAAACCAGTGATTTAATCTAACTCACCAAGACGCACCACGAACCACCCAGGCATGGAGCCCACGAAGTAGCCGTCCGGGGCATACGAAGACCGGAATGAGGTGGTGAGATTAACGCGCAGTAGGTTTGAAACGTTCCGCCAGCCTGGCGACAAGGGCAAAGCACAGAGTGAGCTTCGCGGTGGTGAATTGCAGAGTTAAAACGCTCAACCGTGAAGATCAGCGCCGCGGCACCACCAGCGAAGTTCACTCAGAAAAACTGGAGAACATCATGGTTCATCAGCACTACGGTACACAGACAGTAAACCGCGGCGCAGTTCAGCCGGGGATGCTCGTCAAACACAAAGACTCAACCTGGACGGCATCAGCTAACGCTCGCGGACGTTTGTATCTGCATCGCGGCGTAGAAATGACTTACACCAAGGATTTGCTGGTTGAAGTTTATCTGAACGGTCTGGGGCATGGACTCAGCCACTAGCGGAGGATGTCATGTTAGACAAGAAATGCGGATATTGCGGCAAGCCGGTTAAAACGGAGGAAGTAATCAAGAGCACCCTTCTCTATCGCAACGGCTCACAGCTGGCGCGCAAAGAAAAAGAGTATTGCTCCAAACGTTGCGCTTCGCACGACCAGATGGCTCACGAAGGCTAACGTAAAACCCGCGCAAGGCGGGATTCACGTCCGGTGCCACCGACCAAAGTTACACCGGAATTTATACCAAACCAAAAAACATCCAATGGGCGCTATCTCTGGCCCGGGGATTCTAACACTCAAAAAAGAGGATCTCACATGGAATTTTTCCATCTGATAAAAGCCAGTCAGAAGTCTGGCAAGAAAGATGCAGTGATTTGGTTCACTGCGAAAAGTGTAGCGCGCGCCAATCTCCAACTCGATGTGGCACTGGAAGAAGCCGGAATTGAAGAAACTGGCCGCGGTAAAGATTATGCCAAACCAATCCGCACCGATTTCCCGGTATATGACGACCTGCCGGAAGAAGGCGCAGTGGATTACACCTGGTGCGAACGCTACGAACTGCAGAACGATGACCGCACCTGGCTGCCAAAAGTCACAGCTGAAAACTCTGACGAGAAAACGGCTCAGACCGTTGATAGTCACATAACTACTGAGTCAACGCTGCCAGAAACCGCTGGCATCACGCTGGACGAACACGACGACGACTCAACCCTCTACCCGGTAGTGCAGATGCCGTTTCGTAAGCAACTGCTTTCCCAGTTCACCGCCGACGAACTGCGCCACCACGTAACCCGCGAAGAGTACGAAGCTATCGGCGCGCTGGAGATGGACACTGATAACAGTTACGTCCAGAACTTGCTGTTAGCTGCTGAGAACTGCCCGGAAGTGAAGGGTTACGACACCAAAGACCTGTGGCGCTACACCGATGCCATTCGCAAAGTGTTCAGCCAGGACAAGCGTCACGAACTCGCGCTGGTACTCCGTTTCACCAGAATGTGGGCGGCTACTGATTACATTGACCGTGGCATCCTGGCGCGTGAATGGGCTGCCGGTAATCACATCAGTAGTGTTCAGCGTACTGATTCCGGAACCAATGCCAACGGCGGTTACGTCACTGACCGTGGACCTGACGCACACCACACCCTGGACACTCTCGATTTAGAGATTGCCTGTGCCCTTCTGCCTATGGACTTCAACCACTTCGAGATCCCAGGCAGCATTCTTCGTCGCGCCAAAGAAATCGTGACCAAAAAAGAAGAACCGTGGAAATCATGGAGCAGCATTCTGCGCAATCAGCCTGGCGCTCTTGGCGTTAACCGCACGGCTATTTTTAACCTGGTACGTATCGCGCCGGAAAATATTCATCTAACCCCTGTCGCTCACCTGGAATTTGTTAACCAGACCATGACTGCTGAATTCAACTCTGCGGTTGAGTTATTGCCGTTGCATGAAGCTGAAGTAGCAACTCAGGAAATTCACCAACCTGAAAGTAAGGAGTCTCCGCGCAAATCCTTCTGCACTCACGAAGAGAACCTGCAACGCGTGCGTGAAGAAGGAGCACGCCGCCGCGCAGAGGAAGCTGCGGCACAACCGCAGAAAGTCGAACAAGAACTGGTTAAAAATGTCGGCAACGGAATATTCGACGTTACGGCTTTGCTGCAGAACTCAGCTACTCATGGCACGAAAAAGGCTACGGAGACCACCAGCAATGTGCAGGTTCAAGAAACTGTCAGTGATGAAAAACAGGCTGGTACTGAAGTGCAGTCAGGCAAAAGCAGTATGGAAACTGGTGAAGAATCAGATACCAGCCAGCAAGCCGATGTAAACCAGAATACGGATTCTGTCGCCCAAAATAGCGATTCTGTAAACCAGACTGAACCAGTTTTGGCACAAACCGAGCCAGATGCCCAATCTGACGAACCAGCTGTTGTTTACCCCGCTTACTTCGAGCCAGGTCGCTATGAAGGTCTGCCGAACGAGGTTTATCACGCAGCGAACGGGATCAGCAGCACGCAGGTAAAAGATGCCCGCGTTAGCCTGATGTACTTCAACGCGCGCCACGTTGCCAAAACGATCACCAAAGAGCGTTCTCCGGTGCTGGACATGGGTAACCTGGTTCATGCACTGGCGTTGCAGCCAGAGCAGCTCGATGAGGAATTCAGCGTTGAACCGGTAATTCCGGAAGGCGCATTCACCACGACGGCAACGATCCGCGCGTTTATCGATGATTACAACGCAGGTCTGCAAGCGCTGCTGAGTGCAGATGAGATCAAAGCCTTGCTCGAAGAATACAACGCCACTCTGCCAGCACAGGTGCCGCTGGGTGGTTCAGTCGAGGAAACTGGTCAGAGCTATATGTCGCTTCCTGAAGAGTATCAGCGTATCGAAGCGGACCAGAAGCAGACCGCAGCGGCGATGAAAGCCTGCATCAAGGAATACAACGCCACTCTGCCAGCACAGGTGAAAACCAGCGGTAGCCGTGATGCGTTACTCGAGCAGCTGGCAATCATCAATCCTGACCTGGTGGCCCAGGAAGCGCAGAAGCCGCAACCGCTGAAAGTGTCCGGTACCAAATCAGACCTGATACAGGCCGTGAAGTCTGTTAATCCGGACGCCGTCTTCGCCGACGAATTGCTGGATGCCTGGCGTGAGAATCCGCAAGGAAAAGTTCTGGTCACCCGCCAGCAACTGTGCACCGCACTGGCCATTCAGAAAGCCCTGCTCCAGCACCCAACCGCCGGGATGCTACTCCAGCACCCGAGCCGCGCTGTTGAGGTGAGCTATTTTGGCTTTGACGACGAAACCGGACTTGAAGTCCGCGTGCGTCCTGACCTTGAGATCGACTTGGACGGGGTACGCATCGGTGCCGACCTTAAAACCATCAGCATGTGGAACATTAAGCAGGAAGGTCTGCGCGCCAAACTGCACCGGGAAATCATCGACCGTGACTATCACCTGAGCGCCGCCATGTATTGCGAGACCGCGGCACTTGACCAGTTCTTCTGGATTTTCGTCAACAAAGACGAGAACTACCACTGGATCGCCATCATCGAGGCATCCGCTGAACTGCTAGAGCTGGGCATGCTCGAGTACCGCAAGGCGATGCGCGCTATCGCTACCGGCTTTGACACTGGCGAATGGCCAGCGCCGATCACCGCTGATTACACCGACGAACTGAACGACTTCGACCTGCGCCGCCTTGAAGCGCTGCGTACTCAGGCATAAGGGGAAAAGAACATGTCTACTGCAATTACTACCAACGAAAACAAGACGCAAATGATCGATAACATCTCAATTTTGACTAATGGGGAACTTTTCGACCGCCTACGCACCTTGTCGACAGTGATGGCAAATAGTGGCGCTTTTGTACCTGACCACTTCCGCGGAAAACCAGATGCCTGCATGGCTGTGGTCATGCAGGCCGCACGATGGGGTATGGACCCCTTTGCCGTAGCTCAGAAGACCCACATCGTCGGTAATAGCGGAGTGTTGGGTTACGAAGCTCAACTGGTTAATGCGGTTGTTACCAACATGTCGCCTACAAAAGATCGCCTTCATTACGATTGGTTTGGCCCATGGGAAAACATCATTGGTCGATTTGTAGAGAGAACCAGTTCTAAAGGCAATAAGTACATCGCGCCCGGTTGGGATTTAAAGGATGAGGCCGGTGTAGGAATTCGTGTGTGGGCAACGATGAAAGGCGAGGATGAGCCACGCGAACTGGTACTCATGCTTTCTCAGGCTCAGGTTCGTAATTCGACACTATGGGCAAGTGATCCGCGTCAGCAGCTCGCTTATCTCGCGGTAAAGCGCTGGGCTCGCTTGTACTGCCCTGATGTGATTCTTGGTGTTTACAGTGCCGATGAAGTCGAAGAACGAGAAGAAAAAGTTATTAACCCTGGCTCAGCCCAACGAATGAGCGTTGCTGAAATCGCAGGTGACACCGTCACAACTACGCAAAGCGCACACGAATCGTCGGTAAATATCGACGCTCTTGCCGATGATTTCCGCGAGCGCATCGAGGCAGCACAGGATGTTGATAGCGCCAAAGCACTGCGTGCTGATATCGAAAGCGCGAAGGCCACGCTCGGATCTGCCCTGTTCACCGAGCTGAAGAATAAGGCAGTGAAGCGCTACTACCTGGTTGATTCACGTAACAAGGTTGAAGCCGCGATAAACTCCCTGCCGTCTCCGGATGATCCGGATGCAGCTGAACGGTTTGGGGAAGTTGAGCGAGTTCTTGCAACGGCAAAACGTCATCTGGGCGACGAACTGCACGATCAGTTCAGCATCACCTTGGCGGATATGAAACCGGAATACGTGGCCTAAGGGAGGCGGGAGGGCGAACCCTCCCGGTAACGAGATGAGTAAATCTTTAAACGCACGCTGCATCCGCCGCTGGGAAATTGAGTTCAAAGGACGTTGCGATTCGAAAGTAAGTCCTTGGTGGCGCAAACACCACCTTCGCGGTTACATCCGGGAATGCGCCCTGACAACTGCCGACTGCATGGTTGAGCGTATGGCTGAGGACAACGCTCTGGTTGATTTTCAAGGTAATGGTCGCGGCTGGTCACCGGAGTTCTCTGCTTGGTACCACGAACGCCGAGAACAGTATCTCAAAGAGGCGCGCGACTATCTAAACGAAGACGCCACCAATGACGAGATCGACGAGGAAATTCAGAACGAGCTGGAGGCCTGGAATGACTGAGCTGAATTATAACCCGGCAGACCCCGACAAAATGAAACTCCCGAAGGGTAAGACTTGCGGCGACTGCGCCCATATCCGCCGCTGTAAGACAATTTTCGGGCATACCGAAACTGATACATATTGCGATTGGTCGCCGTCTCGAGCAATTTTCCGTCAATCATCCAACCCAGATGGCGGTGAAGCATGAAACTGATTAACCGCGGCAATCAGCAATCCCCGATAGCGCGTCAGGCATGCGACATCGCGCTGGCCACTCATCACGAACGCTACGGCGACTACGGACGCAGCAAGATGAAGGAAACGTACACGGTGAGAGTTGAAGGTGTGAAGGTCTGGGTGGAGGTAGTGAACCGCAAGGCGAGCTACGTGGCCACGGCGATGACAGGCATGCGCCGTCTCCGCTCCCTGCCCGGGCAGGTTGGTTGAAAAAGATTTTGAATGGCCCGAACGGGCAACTGGAGAGAGCTATGGATGATATTTTGGTAACGTCAGACCTGACCAGTCGCTACAAAATTTCACGCAAAACCCTTTGGTCATGGCAAAGTGCAGACACAATGCCTCGGGGCTTCGTATGCCCGTTCCCACCCCCTGACTGGCCCGGCAACCCTAACCGCTGGCGCTCTGAGTCAATCAAAGAGTGGGAGGATAAAAAGAAGATAAA